TATAAACGTTTCTTTGAACAACGCGGAGTTGATGCTGGAGTAAGTGAGATCGTAGGCGATACAACGTACATCCATACGACCTACCTAAACAATAAAGCTAATTTATCGCAGTCATTCCTTTCACAGATTGAACGCATGAAGGAAAGCAACCCGTCAAAGTACAAACATATTATTTTAGGCGGTTGGTTAGATAAAGCTGAGGGGGTCGTGTTCACTAATTGGAGATTTGGCGAGTTTAATCCCGACGAACTGCAAACGTCTGGAGGTATGGACTTCGGATTTTCCGTAGATCCTGACACGCTTACCGAGGTGGCAATAGACAAGTCTAAAAAGATAATTTACCTCAAAGAACACATATACTCGAATGGATTACAAACGCACGTACTGGCTCAAATGATTACCGACCGAGTGGGCGATATGCTTATTATTGCAGATAGTGCCGAGCCTCGTTTAATAGCTGACTTAAAATCCAAAGGCATAAATATTCAAGCAGTTAAGAAAGGAACGATTGAAAGCGGCATTACAATGATGTTGGATTATCAATTAATAGTTGAGCGAAATAGTCATAACATCGCAAAAGAATTAAACAATTACGCATACATGGACAGAGGGTCGAAGTTGTACATTGATAATTTTAACCATGCGATTGATGGAATACGCTACAATGTTATTTACAACCTTGACAATCCGCAAAGGGGGAATTACTTTGTCTATTAACGCAAGATACAAAAAGAAACAATTTACGTTTATAAATTATGGAGTTAAAGATTAACGTGCCAAGCACACTTAACGAGATACCTTTAAAGCATTATCAAGAGTTTTTGAAGGTGCAAGAGGGTTCGACAGACGAGGAGTTTATCGCGCAAAAAATGATTGAAATCTTTTGCGGTATTTCTCTTGCGGACGTGGTGAATATCAAACTGAAATCTTTGAATGAGTTGATCGTTCACTTTACAAAACTGTTTGAACAAAAGCCAAGTTTCCAACAGACGTTTAAGATAGAGAATGTCGAGTTTGGTTTTATTCCTGAACTGGAAGAGATTAGTTTTGGTGAATATGTTGACCTTGAATCTCACTTGACAAGTTGGGACAATTACCATAAAGCGATGGCGGTAATGTACCGACCTATCACAAAAAAGGATAAGAAGAATAGATACGATATACGGGAATACAAACCAGACCCCGATATGCAGGAGTTGATGAGGTTTGCACCTTTAGATGTTTGCCTTGCTTCAACGGTTTTTTTTTACAATTTAGAAAACGACTTACTTCTGGCTACACTGAACTATTTGGAGAAACAGATAACGACGAACAAGGAGGTATCGACGATTTTAGCGAAACAACTCAATTCTCCAAACGATGGGGATGGTATCAAAGTCTTTATGGAATCGCTAAAGGAGACATCACGAAGTTTGACGAGGTTGCCAAGTACCGACTTACTAAATGTCTCACCTATCTCACGTTTGAGAAACAAAAAAACGAAATTGAACAAAGACACTTTGACAAACAAATGAAAAGATGAAAGGATTTTACAGTATAACGGAAAAATTAAAGGCGCACTTTACCGCTGACCCAATTACAAACACGATAACGGAGGGCAGTATTTTTGACGTAGATTTAAACAAACAGACTATCTTTCCGTTGGTTCATTTGATGGTGAACACGGCAACGTTCGAAACAAATGTAGTGCGGTTTAACGTGTCGCTTATTGCGATGGATATTGTCGATATTTCAAAGAAGGAAGTTACAGATTTATTCAGAGGAAACAACAACGAGCAGGACGTACTGAACACACAATTGGAAGTACTTAACCGCGCTTACGCTTTGCTATTGCATGGTGATTTATGGGATGACAAATTCGTTGTTGACGGCAACCCAAACTGTGAACCTTTTACCGAGCGTTTTGAGAACCTTTTAGCGGGTTGGACAATGACGCTTGACATATTAATTCCTAACGAGGTAACAGTTTGCTAAATGGAACAGAGTAAGGTACAGATTGAATTAAACAAGTTTCGTGATTACGTTATTAAACAAGCACGTACCAACTTATCGAAGGGCGGAAAGAACTCGTCAAGTAAACTTTACAATTCACTTGGCGGTACTGTTAAAGCAAATCCAAACTCTTTTGAAATGGAGTTTTTTATGGAGGAGTACGGAGTATTCCAAGACGCTGGAGTAAGTGGTAAAAAAAGAAAATACGACACACCTTATTCTTACAAATCTAAAATGCCACCGCCAAGCAAACTTGACAAATGGATAGTTAAAAAAGGTATTGCGCCACGTGATAAGAACGGCAAATTAATGAACAGAAAAAGTTTGCAGTTTGCAATAGCGCGAAGCATATTTAACAACGGCATCAAACCTTCGTTATTTTTCACGAAACCATTTGAAGCAGGATTTAAACGTTTGCCAGAAGAATTAGTTGAGGCTTACGGATTAGACGCACTAACAATATTTAACGAACAAATAGACGAAATAATAAATGGCTAATATAAACGCACGAAGTCCTTACATCATTGAAATTGATGAGGCTTTACAGATAGAAACGAAGATTGAAATATTTTTATGGAACGGCACGGGACCAGTTCCAACCGCTTTTGCGTACACCCTATCGAAGTTAATTCCTTCGTCAAACAACACGGCAACGTATTACGACATAAGCCCCTACATTCGTGAGTTCATAGACCATAACGCGTTACAACCGCAACCGACAACGATAAACAATACACCGATAGCGCAATATTGCAACGTGCTGGTGAAGAAGTTCAAAAAAACATCTATTTCTTTTGCGCAAGTTGGAACTTTTCAAGCCAAAGCATTTAACGGGTTCGGATACTTTGTTGAAGGTTACAATTTACCTTCCAACGATATACTGCTTTCCGAAGGAGATTACTACTATAATCAAACGAGTAACGTCGGTTGGGTAACTGTTTACACCGACCCAGCAAGGAAAGCGCGATGGACAAATTTAAACACGGCAGCGGTTCAAGTTTCGACCATGTTTCCAAGCGCCGTGCGCGACGTTTCAAAAGTTTACACGGGTTGGGAAAGCGACGGTAATAAACTCGAAATATTGGACGGATTAGATGTTGTGTTATGGACTGCTTATTTCTATCCAAAAGAAGAATGTAAATACGTACCCGTTCAAATAGACTTTGTAAACAAGTTTGGAGCGTGGCAAAGAGAATGGTTTTACAAAGCAAGTTTCGATACTTTGAAAATAGAAAATAGTGACTATAATTTAATGACGTCAAGCTATCCAGATTACGAAATTATCGAAGGACAAAGAAAGGTATTTAACGCAAACGGTCAGCAATCTATAAAGGTAAATTCAGATTGGGTAAAGGAATCGTACAAGGAAACTATCCAACAGTTGATGTTGAGCGAACGGATTTTGGTTAATGAATTACCCGCGAAACTAAACACGAAAAGCATCGACCTACAAAAGCAATTAAACACGCGATTGATCAACTATCAATTGGACTTTGATTTTGCTTATGACATTATAAACACCGTTGTATAATGGAAAGAAAAATACAACTTTATGTAGGCGCAGCAGATACGAAAAGGCTTGAACTATTTAATGACGAGAAAATAAGCGTAACGAGTACCGTCCAAAATATACAAGATTTATCAAAGAATTTCACCGACTTTTCGCAATCGTTTACAATACCTGCAAGTGATTACAACAACGCCATACTGGAACATTTCTACCAGTCAGACGTAAACAGTTCACTCGATTACAATATACGCTTAGATGCGTTTATAGAGATTGATTTAACATTCTTTCGACGTGGTAAGTTACAAGTTGAGAAAGCAAACATTAAGAACAACCAACCCGATAGTTACACGGTAACTTTTTACGGTGACGGAACTTCGATAAAGGATTTTATTGCCGAAGATTTGTTGAGCGATTTGGATTATGAAGTTTACAATCATATCTATACATGGGACGCAATCTACGACAGAATAGTAAACGGCGGAACGACCTATGACGTTAAGTACCCGTTGATTAGTTCGCAAAGAATTTGGCAGTATCAAAATACGGTAATTGATGCGACTACTCCAGACTGGTTATCTTTAAGCGGTGGAAACAACGACATACATTCAGGAGGCGGTGCGATAGCTTACACCGAACTATGCCCTGCTTTGAGGGTAAGCAAAATTTTCGATTTAATAGAATCAAAATACGGGGTAACGTTTACGGGAACTTTTTTAAATGATAAACGATTTACTGACTTATTCCTATGGTACAAAAACGCGAACGGGATTAATAGAACGGGACAATCTTACCCGATTGATATAACCAGCATCGCGTCAAGTTCTGGAACGGTAGATTTATCGAACTCGGTTAGCGTAAACAAAGATTCAATTAAAACAAGTTATATTTCAGGAGGCGGAGGTTACCATAGCATCGCGCTAAACGTTTTGAGCGCGTCAAACGGTTCGGAATATTACATTGACACTTACCAAAACGGGAATTTAATAGGGACGACAAAAAGAACGGGAACGGGTCTTTATACTATTGTATTCGTTACAAATCCGAGCGGACTAAGTGACGTTCTTACATTTTCAATACGCGCTACCGCGACAATTACATTGACGCACGAATTACGTTATGACTTTATAGGAAGTGGTAACAGAAACGGAACTGTTATAACAACAAACGCCACAACAAACGCGCTGCTATATTTAAACCTTTCAGCCAACGCGCCAAAGATGAAAGTGATTGACTTCTTTGCTGGAATTTTAAAAACGTTTAATCTTGTTTGCGTTGGAACTGGATTGAATCAATACGAACTTGCACCGCTCGATACTTGGTACGGACAAGGCAGAATATTAGACATATCTAAACACGTGGAAATAGATTCTATTGGCGTTCAACGGATGCCTTTGTACAACAAGATAGGTTTCAATTTTCAACCTTCTGAAAGCGTGTTAAACAAACAATTTTCACAAACATAT